CTTATTGCATTAGTCCAGTTACCTGTAGGTTGTATTTTAAATCTGTGATAACGACCTGCACTTCTAAAGTTTGCACGACCTTCTTGTGTTGTAGATACTAAAGATCCAAACTGAATGTTGTCATTTAACTCTCTTCTAGATGCAACTGCAATGTCTGCAGAGCCATTGTCAATTTGTGGCCTAATTAAACTTACCACTGAGTTGTATCCAGTTTCTATATCAGATGTAATAATTTCTGAGTTATATGTGTTTCCTGTAAATGTTACAATACGATCATCTTTTGCACCAGCAAATAAGAATTTACCACCAACCCATAGTCGATCATCTAGTGATGCAGGTATAGATTCGATGTTTGGGTATAATATTGCTAATCCTTCTAATGTTGTACCAGATGTAGCTGCATTACCTACTACTGTAGTATCTGTATCTACCCTAGACCATTTGTTCATTTTAAAGTTATATACCAGAATACTACGACCACCGTCCACATTAGCATAGTTCCATACCACTAATTTCTTAATAGGATCTATAGCTGCAGACATAGTATCTAAATCTGTAAGATCACAATCATTAAAGAAATATCTATCTACTTTTTCAACACCAATTCCTGTAACGGTATTACCATCACACATATAGAAACCATCGTCTGCAAGGAAGAATGATGTTGCGCCATACTGTGCAATACTATTACCTGCAAAACAACCTAATCCTCTTGAGATTACATCGAACTGGAAAAATAAAGGCGATCCTACATATGTCATTCTGGCTATAGATTTCTCTAGGAAAACTAAACCAAATTCTCCACCTGTTAAACCAGTAATATTTCCGCCATCAGCAATTAGCTGATAATCTGCTTGAGACGTAGTTCCTGAGACCCAATTTGTCTCATCGTTTATGTCGCTCCTTTGAACTTTTGATGGTTCTGAGCTTCCTATGTTAGCTGCAACCACAAAGTCTCTAACAACTGTAACATATTTAGCAGTTGGTGCAGATGCAGATAAATCTGCAAAAGCAGAAGATGTGCCTATTGTCCATGCTTGTATAGGTTGTGAATTATTTGTCGCTAATACAGTATTACCAAATTGTGTGTATTTCCAGTAATGAACACTAGAGTATCCACCTGTTTTAGACACATCAATCATATTTAGGTTTGTAGAATCAAACTGAAATAATTTAGTTTCACCACCTGCGAACAATTTAACTTCGTCACCAAACTCACCTACAAATACAGAGTTTAAGTTTTCACTAGCTGCATTAGAGTAGTTTTCTGAACTATTAAAAGGTGCATATCCAATAGATACTGGGTATACATTTTTAGCTTCTAATAACTGTCCTGCAATTGCTGGTTGATCTGGCAACCATTCCTGAAATTGTAGCCTTGTATTTGCCATTAACTATATACCTCACCTGCTGTTACATCTGCTGTTAGTGTTGTGGGAAATGATCTTGTTTCACCCCAAATTAGTCTTACTGCACCTTGATAACCAGAAGCTGCACTATATGAGTCGTGACCTCCGCCACCACCTCCGTATGAACCACCTAGTCCACAAGTTCCTGTATTACAGTCATGTGTGCCACCTCGACCACCACCTGATCCTCCGTATCCGCCACCTGCGTATGAACCTACATTTGCACCTGATGCACCTTCACCGTACAGACCTACACCTCCACCACCGCCACCACGATAGTTAGAAGCTGCACCGTTACCACCTGCGCCACCAGTTTGAGAACCACCGTTACCGTCATAACCTCCTGCTCCACCACCACCTCCTGCAGTAGAAGCATCTCGACCAGCTTGTGTAGATCCGTTACCACCACCATCACCGTTGTATGTACCACCAACCATAGTGTCATTAGGTGAAGAGAATCCACCGTTTGTACCTAATCCTGAATCTCCGCCACCACCTCGAACAACAATGTTACCTTCGAAACATACACCTGTAATAGTTGTATTACCATAGTCTTGGAATGTCTTAGAGTAAGTGAATGTGTTTGCGTCAACCACAGTAATCGTAAATGTACCGTTAATTTCTCTAAATGAGCAATCTACACTAACTGTATCACCTGTAGTAAAACTATGATTGTTGTTAGTATTGATAGTAACTACATTAGAACTAACTGAAAATGATGAAATAGTAAACGCATCTGTAGTAATAAATAAACTACCTACACCATCAACAATACTGTTTGGACTGCCACCTATGCCTACATATACATAATATGTTTGACCTGCAGTGACTGCTATGTTGTTTTTCCAACCAAGACCTCCACCGCCTCCACCGTTACCACCATCACCAGATCCTGCGCCACCTCCGCCACCTCCGACACATACTGCGTGTACAGAATTAACTTTAGAAGGACAAGTCCATGAATGTAGTCCAGTTGTAGTAAATGCTTGTTGACCTCTAAGATCAAAGTTTCTACCATAAAAGTTAGAGAATGATACTGCTCCAGTTGCTTTTTGTGCTAAACTGCGTGATACAGAATCACCAACAGATATAGTAGTTAATGATGCGTTTTTGAGTTCTAGGTTTACATCATTAAGGCTGATTGTTCCACTAGCCTGTAATGTCATATTACTTCTCCTCGCAAGAACAATGTTCTACAGCTTTATGTGCTTCTAACTCTTTCTCTAAATGTTTAACCTTTGTACTTAATTCTTTGATGCCTTCTACTAATAATGGAACTAATCTTGCATAGTCTACAGTAAGGTATTGTTCATCTATTGGAGCAGGTGAAATAACTTCAGGCATAATTGCATTGACTTCTTGTGCAGATACACCGACTTCTTTTTTAGGTTCATATCCTAATGCTTGTGCAGTTGCGTTAGCACTATAATAGAATCCATTTAATGTATTAATTTTTTTAAGAGCTTCTGTAATGTTGCCATGCTTTGTTTTTAATCTGTCATCTGAATAATATGCAGTAATGTTTCCTGTTGCACGAATCTCACCAGTTGTTCCTGATGCAGTTGTGCCTATACCTAATGAATCAAACTGTGCATCACTGGTTGTATCTAAACCTAGTGATGTTACCAATGCAGATATACTGGTTACGCCTGTACCACCTTGTGCAGTTGATAATGCAGTTGTTAGTCCAGTTAAAGATGTAATGTCGGAGTTAGCACCAGACTTTGCAGCTCCAAGATTTGTTCGTGCAGTAGTTGCATTTTCTGCACCTGTACCACCAGATGCAATTGCTAATGAGTTACCTGTAACAGTTCCTGCTTGAAAGTCTTTTAAATGAGCCATTACCTCACGAATAGCATTATTAATCCCAGAAGGCGTACAGCCTTCATTAATATTGATACCGTCTATATCAGTATTGCTACTAGAGGTAGAATTATATTCGCTGATCTTTGTCTTAGCCATGTATTATCCTTGTCTTAACCATGTGTTTGATTCAGGTGGATCTTCCACCCATATTTCACTGCCTGTAGATGAATCTGTCCAAGTTTCAGTTCCTGTAGAACTATCACCCCATTCTTCACCTAATACTATACCTGATGCAGTTATTGTCCCATTACCTTCTGTATCAGCATTTGCCCACCATACTGCACTTGGTAATGCTACTACTGTTCCTGTTGCATGAACCTGACCATCACCAGAATAAATTAAACCACCTAATGCACTAGCATTTCCTTGTCCATTGATTGATCCTGTATATGTTCTAATCCTTGTTCCGTCAATAGTAACTGAAACATTACTAAATATTACTCCTGATGCGTATGCAAGTGATAATCCGTCAGTTCTTACAGATGCAGTACCAGTAATAGAAGCATTATGATCCCTAATTCTTATATAGGTAACATCTACATTTCCAACACCATTAATATCACCGTTAGAGGTTCTAACTCTAGTTGCATTAGATGATGCAAGACCATTTGCAGTAATTGCGCCACTAAATGTTCTAATTCGGTTACATGATGCAGTTGTAGATGCTAGTGCATTTACATTACCTACACCAAACTTAGTAGAACTACCTAATGATGATAAAGGTGCTTGTGAAAATGAGGCTAATCCGAACATTATTCAGTGACTAATGTCCAGTTTTGGTTTGCTTCATTCCATAGGTATGTTTGACCGTCATCAGGCATTGCAACTGGTGCTTCCCACCAGCAAGTATTTTCATTTAATGTCCATGACTCAAAAGGTTTTGGAGGTATAAAAGCATCTCTGTCTTGGTCATATGTAAAACCAATACCTGCATAATTTTTTCTTAATGCTTGAGTTTGGTCTTGAGATGGTGTATCAGAGTCTGGTTGATAATGAACACCACCTCTAGTGTTATAAGATGTTTGTATCCATGCACCTGCTGAATCATCAACAAATGTATCAAAAAATTCTGGTTCTGCAACTATAACTTTAGTTACTAACCCATCTACTACTTTTGCAAAATGTGCCATATTGTTTTCCTATGCTGTGTAAGTTCCTGAACTTGTAAATGTATGATAAGTATAACCACCTGATGATGTTATTGTTCCACCTGTGCCTCTTTGAGATCCTGCATAACTAATAATTAATCTTCCAGATCCACCAGATGCGGCTGGGTTTGATGATGCTCCACCGCCTCCTCCTCCAGTGTTTGCAACACCAGAAGCGCCAATGCCTCCAGTTGCACCAGCACCACCACCTCCAGTACCTCCTGCTCCGCCAGAAGATGAACCTCCTCCTCCACCACCACCAGCATAAGGCCCAAATGTTGTTCCGTTTATATTGAATGTAGATCCTGCTCCACCTGCTCCACCGTTGTTTCCACTTGCATTTCCACCAAGAGCAGATTTACCGCCACCACCACCAGAACCTAGTATTGCACTACTTCCACCACCTTCTCCTTGACCTGCAGTTCCTGAACCTCCTGTATGAGCTCCTGCCCATTCTGTTGCTCCACCACCTGATCCTCCTGATCGTGCAACATAGCCAGGATAGTGAGATGCACCTCCACCTCCACCAATCGCAGTAGTTGCACCAGTTACTGATGTATTAGATCCATTGTTACCATTAGAACTTGCAGTTCCACCTGATCCACCACCACCAATGGTAACAGTATATGAAGATGATGTGGAAAGTGTTCTAGTTTCAGTTAATGCTCCACCTGCTCCTCCCCCTGCACCTCGACCACCACCTCCAGAATAACCACCTGCACCTCCACCACCTGCAACTAATAGATAAGTAACAGTATAATCAGTACCTGCTACAACTATATTAAATGATCTTTCTCCTGATGTATTTCCTACATTATCTGTGGCAGTAATACCAAATGTGTATGTAGTGTCGTTTGTTGGAGATGGAGCAGTTCCAGTAATACTACCTGTTGAAGTATTTAAAGAAACACCAGTAGGTAATGCTCCAGATGTAATTGAATAAGTTACTGTTCCATCATCTGTTGCAGAAACAGAAGTATTTACAGCATTTCCTGCATTAACTGATTGTAAAGTACCAGAAGAAGTTACCCATGTAGGCGCAGACCCCATTGTAATAGCATCTGCAAGTTCACTGTTACCAGATCCTTGAACTACTTTTACAGATACTGGTGACTCAGTTAAATCATAATCTTGTGGTGTTGTAGCTGTTAATTTATTAGAATTTATTACTGTTGTTGTAGTTGCATTTTCATAAGATCCTCCAGATGCTTTAAACTGAACAGTTGCATCTAATCCAAAATTATTACCATTAACAGTAACAGATGTTCCTTGCTCACCATCAAAATCTGTTGGAGAAACGGAAGTTATTTCTGGAGCAAGATCAGTTGCTGTTTGCCATACAGTTCCATTATATGCCTCAACAACATTTAAGTCTGTATTGTATCTCAACATACCAGTTGATGGGCTTACAGGTCTCTCAGCAGTTGTTCCATATGGTACAGTAATACCACCAGTACCAGTAATGACTACTTCATCTTGTATTTTATCAATACCTGTTGTGCCGTTAATTATTGTTGCCATACTTTATCCTGTGTA